ATCACACTGTCTCCAATAACTTCTTTCTGAACAAGAACTTTATGGGACAACCCAACATCTTAATGATGGTAATGCGTCACGAAGGATGGCACGCTGCACAAGATTGTATGGCAGGAACGATTGACAACAGTCTGATTGCTATCATCAAACCAGAGGATGATGTTCCTATGATCTGGCGTGTAATGGCAGAACGTACATATCCAAAGTCTGCTGTACCTTGGGAAGCAGAAGCACAGTGGGCAGGTAGAACAGAGAACATGACAATGAATGCTCTTGCTGTTTGTGCTGGTGGTAATATGTGGGAAGTTTATGAACCAACACCCTTGACTAGAGAATACCTAGAGAAAGAAGGTTATATCAAATAAATAGTTTTGCCTAACTCTTTACTCGACGATGCTTTTTCGCCGTCAAGAAAAAACTATGGAATCAATGCCACAGGAAAAAGAGGGAGCCAAAAAGGAAAACAAATTTGAGTGGGCGGATGAGGGTGTATCAACTCTCGTCCGAGTTGTTATACTTGGATGGTCAGCAGCAATTCTGACCCTTAATTATGTAACTGTTCCTGGTGTTCCTCAAAAAAATATCGATCCGACTTTTATAGCCAGCGTGTTCACAGGAACTTTGGCTACGTTCGGTGTCATGCCGTCTAAAAAGAAAGACGATTCAAAACAAGAACCTCTAAAGGAGAAGAAAGATGCAAAAGATTATTAACGGTGTCGCATTATTGTCAGGTCTAGTTTCTCTATCTGTTCTCGGGGGTGGTGCTTATCTTTACGTTCAAAAGGATACATTAATTGAAGGTGCTAGGGAGAAAGCAACTGCTGCTATCACCGAAGCAATCACAGAAGCACTTCCTTCTATGATAAACTCTGCTATGCCAGAGATACCTTCTGTGCCTTCTACCACAGGTGCTGCACTGCCATTCTAATATGGAAATTCCAGACATTAGTGCAGAGGGAATTAATATTCGCCAACTCGATATCGGTCCAATTAATATATGGACTGCTCCCGAGGTACGAACTCCTAGTGTCCCTCAAATCTACCCAGTCACTAATATGATTGGGGTCCCTATCGTGGACATGCCTGGCTGTGTAGAAGCACACGAACAAAATGAAAATAATAACTTTGACATCAATGAATTAGATCCAAAAGGTGTCAAAGTATTTTGTGATGCAGGTACACCATCATTTAATCCTATCGATTATGATAAAGGTCAGCTGAAGTTTACAAATGAATCTCCTGTACCTGCGTACAAAGGATCAAAAACTAATCCACCTACAGATACAAAAACAGATACACCAGCACCAAAGACACCAGCAGCAACAGTAGACATTCAATGTCCTACTCAAGAACAGTTAGATACAGAACCCGTGGGGTTCCTGTTTGATGGTGGACGCAAAGAAGTATTAGGATACAAGTTGGTTGGAGACCAATGTATCCGAGAGGTAGGTGATGTACCTATCATGACACAAGTATTAAATGGATTACCCCCAACTGGTGTTGTTATCACCACTGGGGGTATTGCTGTAGTTGCTACTACATCTGCACTGCTTGCTAAACCATTCGCTGACATTCTTCTGAAGGTAATCAAACCTACAGTGAAGAAAGTTCTGAAGAAGGTTGCTGCTATTCGGGGTAAGAAACCAAAGGTCGAGTCTGTAACGGAGCGCCGAGGAGAGCAGCGTCTTCGGAATGAAGCGATTGCAAAGCTTCGGTCTGTTGCGGCGAAGAGTCAGAAGAAGAAGAAGTAGAACTAGGTATAGAATGGCGATGTTGCTTGACGGTATTAACATCGTTAACTACAACGTCTGCACACACTTTAAAGTAAGGACTTCTAGGATGAAAACTAATTCCTTGTTGCATTAGTGTTCCGCAATTCTTAAGTCTCGCAATCTCAAAGTCCAATCTTTTATTGGCAGTTATTTGTTGCATCATTGCAATGTTAGAACTTGCTGCTTCTTTACATAGATCCTGCAGTTTCTTATCAGTAGGTGTACTCCAGGTCATAGAGAAACCTACACCTAAACTGTAGTTATCTTTCTGTCCAGTTCTAGTTTTTTTATGGAAGAGGATGTCCCCAGGATTATCAATGATGCCATCCCCAATATCATTTCCGTTCTCATCAAAGGCACCAAAGTTATCACCTATATCATATACTGGATCGTTATAATAATCTTGATATGGTTTAGAAGCAGACGCACTTCCTGTCACATACGGTGTGAAGTTACGAGTGGGACCTTGACATTGAATCCCACCACCATATGTGTTAGTGATATACGGTCCTTGCAAAACCTGAATAGCTTGGTTGGTAACCGAGCCAGAGCTATTTGCGATTGGGGATGCCGTTGCACTTACACCCCCCACAGTCTCTGCATTTACAGGGGCAGTTACACTTACAGCTAGGGCAGATAGACATAATGCTTTTATTGTGAGAAGATACTTGTTGTGTCGGTTATGCTTGTAACCTCTGTTACTCTTTCTATAATCGTATGATTTTGTAGCCCTGGTCCATTGTAAGTTTCCGTAAACTGGAACGCTTGACCTGGTGCTGTCTGTGTGAAGCTTGGTTTTGAACCCACTCCTGTCCATGTTGAATTCACTCCATCTATTGTTACATTGGTATTAGAAGTACCAGGGGAAAGATTCCCACTAGCACTAACACCTGAACCTGTGGCAGAATATTGATATCCTGTCGAGTAGTCCATGCTATTGATTGTTTCAGTTATCGTTTGCGTTGTCTCTGTGTGGCTCGACATTGAGCCCTGGGTGAAATTTGGGACCACGGGGACCGCCAGGGCAGCGGCAGGAATAAGACTTACTCCCGCCACAGACATCGCAATATATATGATTGTCTTTCCAAAATGGGTCATTGCGAATCTCCATCAGTCGATAACAGTGATTTCACTCACAAATTGTCCAGTAGCAGATGTACCAGCACCACCAGCCGTCACTCCAATTACACCAGCTGAAGTAACAGTACCAGCTAATGTTCCAGCAGTACCAGCAGTGTAAGAAGTTACATTACTGAAGTTAGGAACAGCTCCTACAGTAGGAGCAGCAGTTGGGACTGCATCAGCCTGGGTATATGACTGACTGAACGAGAACGCAGCACCTGCTGTGTCTTGAGTAGCACCAATAGTGCCAGGAGCATATACTCCAGACGTAATCGTGCCTACAGACACTGTGCCTGCTGTAGTACCGTCCGTAGTATCAATGTTTGAACCAGAGATACTAAATGAGGAACCAATTCTTGTTGCCGAACTTCTGGCAGCATCAACTGTAAGTTGGACACTAGAAGCATGTTTTGATACAAGTCCGCCTGCATTCGCTGCAGATGCGGTCATCAGTAGCATTCCAAAAGTCAAAAAGACTTTTTTCATTCGATCTAATTTTTACCACACAGTTATTTAGCTTGACATACTATGTTAACTGTGATACAATTACTCCAGTTGCTACCTCAACATGGCAGATGATTGGCGCTACAGTAATGACCGATTGGACATCCGTTCTAGAGTGTATGCTTTGCTTTTGAAACGATTTGGTAGTGAGCTTAAACCAGATGGTAGTCCTGTATACAGTCAAAAAAGCATTGTGGAATGCTGTCATGACTGGGTATCCCAAGGCAACAATAAGACAGATGGTATAGTGGCATACTACAAGGCATATTATGCTCCCAGGCGTCTTGACGCCACCTAGATAGTGTGCTAGCATAGGCACTGTCGTAATGAAACGAATGATCTCACAAGCATTTATAGCTGCTGGTCTCTCATTCATGATTCCAGCGTCACTTCCACCATTGGAAGGACCTGTATCTGTTCCTGTAATACAATACGAACCTACCTGGCAGTGTGAAGACTGCACTCCAGCGGAACAGTATGTACTTGCAGAACTACAAGAAAAAACAAAAATTAATGATAAGAATGCCCTTGCTACACTGATGGGTAACATCAAGCAGGAGAGTAAGTTCATCTCTAACATCTGTGAGGGTGGAGCTCGGGTGTCTTATAACCAATGCACTAGTGGTGGATATGGTTTGATCCAGTGGACCAGTATTGGTCGCTATAAAAATCTTGGCAATTTCTGTGCTAAATATGGTTGTGATCCCAGCAGTCTGGAAGGTCAGACTCGATGGATGATTAACGAACCTATCTTCCAACGGTATCTTCCAGAGTTTGAAGGACGTGGATATTCTATCTCGCAGTACATGGTTCCTGCTTACTACTGGTTAGGATGGGGTATTAAAGGCAACCGTGAGGTTTATGCCTATGACTACGAATCTAAACTGAAACTAGTATGACATTCCCTGCACCAAAATATCTTAAAGACGATCCTTGGTTCGGACCTGCAACATTAAGCGAGACCCAAGAGAGTTTTAAAGAACAATATGATCTTTGTGTTGCAGAAAGACTCTTGTTAGTAGAAGAAGAGACTGGAGCTCCATATAATATCCATGAAATCATGTATCAAATTGCCACAAGCACTGGCAAAACTACTACACAACTAGATCCACAAGTTTGGATGTCTGGTTCTGGTATCAATCAATTTGCTTGACAACACCTAGTCACTGTGCTACTATATACAGTGTTCAAGAGGTTGCAAAGTCTGTTGTTCTGGACAGGGGTTCGATTCCCCTCACTTCCATCGGGTAGGTGTCCGAGTGGTTAAAGGAGACGGACTGTAAATCCGTTAGCTATGCTTACGTTGGTTCAAATCCAACTCTACCCACTCTGGGGGTGCCATGGTTTCGACAGGGCAAAAAGGTTGTAATTGTTGACGGAACAAAACCCTAGATGCAAAAACATCTCATACTGCTGCGAATAATATCGTAGCATTCTCCCGCAGCACCGTTGCTGCCTAAATGGGAGATGGGGGATAGGTTATCCTTCTAATCCAATAACTCTTTGGGGTGCAATGCCCCTTTTTTATGGGCAAGTAGCTCAGCTGGATAGAGCCACGCACTTCTAATGCGTTGGTCGGGGGTTCAAATCCCTCCTTGCCTGCCAGGGCGATTAGCGCAGCGGTAGCGCACCTCCTTTACACGGAGAGGGTCGGGGGTTCGATTCCCTCATCGCCCATAGTATACCTATACTAATGAACAAAGAAAAAATTAAAGACCAGCTACATGAGTTGCATATAGAGCTGGCATACATCAGAGGTATGTTGGAAAATGTTAGTAATCAAATGCAAGAACTGCGGCAAGGTTCTGGAGTCACATCCAACCAAGACCAGATGTTGCGGATGTCCGAATCTTACGAGCATCCGTGGCACCAACATATCAGGGAAGGATCTATCCCTGGTAGAACTAGTGTCGAGTCCCCAGAAACAAAAGAATACTACGAAGCTGTCACCGCAAGACTTGGTTTTTCAGGAGGAACGGCGACAACGCAAGGTCCGACGCATTGACTTTGAAGAACGATAAAATTATTATACAAACAACATGAAAATTTTTCTAGACACAGCAGACTTTGGTTCTGTTATTGAACGTGCTCGTACAGGTATCATTGCTGGTGTGACAACTAACCCAACACTGGTACGTAAGCAAGGTGTAGACTACCGAGATCTTATTGCACAGTTATGTGATGAGTCCTTTGGGTTTGAATCTGTATCAGCAGAAGTCAACGGACAGACAGCAGAAGAACTACTGGAAGACGCCGAGAACTATATTAGTCTTGGCGAAGCAGTTACTATCAAGTTGCCTCTACATACAGAGGGTCTGATTGCATGTAGAGAACTAGCTTCTCGTGGTATCAAGACTAACGTAACTCTGTGCTTCTCTGTTGCTCAAGCAGCTGTGACTGCTTTGTCTGGTGCCACATATATCTCCCCATTCGTGGGACGGTTGAATGATAATAGTGTCAGTGGTGTTGAGTTGATCCGTGCTATCTCTGGTCTGTACTGCACACAGGGACAGCGTACCAAGATCCTTGCTGCCAGTTTGAGAGATGTCCACCACGTCTCCCGTTGTCTTCTGTATGGTGCTAGTGTAGTCACTCTTCCAGTTGGAGTATTTGATAAGATGTATAAGCATGTCCTTACTGATGTAGGACTGGATATCTTTGAACAAGATTTTAAGGAAATCAATGAAAGAAATTGAAGATATGATGGAGGTTAGCGAGGAAGAATTCCAAGCTAACTTTGATGAGTACATGGATCTCATTGAATCTAAACAAGAATATATTCTTGTTCGACGTGCTGATGGTACGGCTGTCGTGGCAGCACCCGTAACAGAAGACCTCGAACCACTGCTTGACATTATGCCGACATTAGACTATAATGACGGAGTTGCTGGAGACCCTTCCTTCTGATGAAAATTCTTCTTGAGCGTTTCCCATATCGCTTCGTCGAGTGTGGTGTGTTGGAGATCAATGGGATGCCTGACTTTCGTATTCAGAAAGCAGACTCCTATACTAAACGGTATAGTGACATGTATCTCTGCGACAATCAAATGCAACTTCTGACTGCTATGGAAGACTTTGAATATACCAAGTGGTTGGATCCAGAAAACGTTCCCTGTTATGTGAGAGATAATGTCAAAGCTATCTGAAGCAAAAGAACTAGTGCGCCAAGAACTTTTGGAGTCACTACAAAATAAGAACGGTCAATCCGCTCGT